GATAGAAATACCGTTTTGGTTTCCATAGTCAAAAGTGTCTTCAACTATTTCAGGCAAACCGATATCTGCCATAGCAAGAGCTTGAGCTCCACAGAATAGGTTAGCAGCGAAGTCAACATCACTACCAGATCCACCTTTCTGAGTACCTGAGGTACCTTGAGAAGTGTTTGGTACGTGTCTGAATTCGTGAACCATGACACCGTCAACCATTAAGCTAGAAGATCCAGCAAATAGTTCGTTGTTTGGTCCTCTGATACCAGCGCTTCTTACGTTAGCTAAGAAGTCTGAATCTAGTTTCAGATCAGCCATTACTTGTGGAGTAACAAAAAGATGGAACATCTCTTCGTTACCATTGCCTCTCATACCTCTAATGTATTGATCTTTAGCAAAAGCTTTAAGCTCAACAATTGTGCTGTACTTCATAGTATCAGCAGCAACTAAAGCAGAAGTATCACCAGCAACTAAACCATTAGTTGCATCGACTCTTCTGTGTCTGTTAGAAGTAGGAGCAGTTACATCACCATTAAACGCAAGATCAGA